GTTAAGAAATTAGTCGTACAAAACAAGAAAAAGAGTCACACAAACGCAACATATATTAGAGGAGGTGATGGAAGTTTGAAAAAGATTTTATTCAACCCTAACCGTTTGAAAGCTGAACGAATTGCAAGAAATCTCTCTCAAGAAGAGGTGGCGATGAAGTTAGGCAAAAATCGAACTTGGTTGGCAAAAAGAGAGAATGGGAATGTGGATGTGGGTGCCGATGATTTAGCAGCTATTGCGACAGTATTGAAAGTTGATGATTTATCAATTTTTTTTACATAAAGCGTTCCCGAAAAGCAACGATTAAGGAGGGAGCATGAATAAGAAGATTATTTCAAAGAAAGAATTCCAAGAAATGTATCCAAGATACAACACGGAATCCAAGTGGAAGACAATCGTGAATCGAATCAAGAACAGCGAATATGCTGATGCTTATGTACGGATCTCACGAAACGATGTAAACATCAACATCGAATTGTTTGAAAGATTCCTCGAGCTTGAAGGAATCAATTGGGCGAATCGATACGGAACTAAGATGACAAGAACAGAATTTGAAAGGAGATTGGCATAGATGAGACGAAAAAGAAAAACAAGAGTGCGATTCATTCCATTAATGAGATGGATGCTTCAATGGTACATCCTATCGTTTGGGCTCATTATCGCAATGATGAGCATCGTGCTCTTAGTTGGAAAGGCGGTTGAGCAGCACGAATCAAAAGTGAATCTAATTAGAAGTGGACAATATGTGGAACCCGATTTTCAAGATACATGGAAAACAAAGGAGGAAAAATAAATGTTTAATGTTGAAATAGATGAAGGAATGGTTGGAAAGGTAAATGCATCAATAAAGATATTAGATGCCTTGTATACGAGTGAATCAAGTTTTGACGAATGTTTCGAAGCGTTGAGAAGTTTAGCGAATAGCTTCAAGATGGGAGAACTATTAGGCATGGAATTTGATAAAGAAACACTCAAACAATTAAGAGATAGTATGCAAGAAGATATTGATGAATATAACAAGAAAAAAGCCGATGAAACAATCACCGACTTTCTAAACTAACTAACTACATTATAAAAACAAATTAAGGAGAAATCAATGAGTAAAACGACTAAAAAAGAAAAAGAATTTGTCATCTCATTACTAGAGTTGATTAAACAATATAAAGATTTAGATTTTGACATCATCGCTTCATTGAAAACTATTTCTAAAATGGTAGAACTGTTCGGATTGGATGATTTGAATTTGAAACTAATGTCAGAATCATTCAAGTTTTATTTGGAGATGGAGGTTGAATAAATGACAGTAAAAATCAACAAACTAGAAATCGAGAATGTGAAGCGTGTCAAGGCTGTCACGATTGAGCCTACATCAAACGGACTCACCATTCTCGGTGGCAATAATAACCAAGGGAAAACAAGTGTCCTCGATGCTATTGCTTGGGCATTGGGTGGCAACAAGTACAAACCAAGCAAGCCAGCTCGTGACGGGTCCATGAATCCACCAACACTTCGATTGGAATTATCGAATGGCCTCATCGTGGAACGTAAGGGCAAAAATTCAGATTTGAAAGTTACGGATCCAAGCGGACAGAAAGCAGGTCAACAATTGCTTGATTCATTCGTGGAAGAGCTCGCTTTGAACCTTCCAAAATTCATCGAATCAAGCTCGAAGGATAAAGCGAACACGCTTCTTCAAATCATCGGTGTCGGTGAGAAGTTGTGGGAGCTCGATAGAAAAGAAGAACGACTATACAACGAAAGAAGAACAATCGGACAGATTGCGGATCAAAAAAAGAAATACGCAGCCGAACAACCTCAATATCCCGAAGCTCCGAATGAATTAGTGAGCATTGCGGACTTGATTCATGAACAACAAGAGATTCTTGCTCGCAATGGTGAGAACGCCAAAAAGAGACAAAATCGAGAAAACATCGTGAATTCATTGCATCTCTCAGAAGCTCGTTTGAAACAATTGAAAGAACAACTTGCTCAAGAAGAAGCGACTCACGAGAGTCTAATGAGCGACTACATCGCAGCAAACAAGTCCATTGAAGACTTGGTGGATGAATCAACAGATGAGATTGAAAGCTCAATCGCAAATATTGAAGAAATCAATCGTAAGGTTCGAGCCAATCTCGACAAAGAGAAAGCCGAAGAGGATGCGAAACAATACGGATCTCAATATGACAAATTGAGCAAAGAAATCCAAGATGTTCGAGACGAACGCACAAGCTTACTCGATAGTGCGGACTTACCGTTGCCGGGTCTTTCGGTAGAAGATGGTGAACTCGTCTTTGAGGGACAAAAATGGGACAACATGAGTGGCTCTCAACAATTAAGAGTGGCAACCGCCATCGTTCGAAAGTTGAAACCAGAATGTGGATTCGTACTCTTGGACAAGCTCGAACAAATGGACATTCCAACATTGACCGAGTTCGGCAAGTGGTTAGAGTCTGAGGGACTTCAAGCCATTGCGACTCGTGTCTCAAGTGGAGAGGAATGCCAAATCATCATCGAGGATGGCTATGTCGTATCAGACACGGTCACACCATTCCAAGATACAGAACCAACGAACTCTTGGAAGTTTTAAGGATAAGAAAGGAGAAATCACATGAACATAACATCTGGTAAACAAGCAAGAGCCCAACGTGTAGTGATTTACGGGACCGAAGGGATTGGGAAGTCAACACTCGCAGCACAATTCCCGGATCCATTATTCATCGACACAGAAGGCTCGACATCGAACATGGATGTCAAACGTATGGACAAACCAACATCGTGGACGATGCTCATGAATCAAATCGCATTCGTCAAAGCAAATCCAACAGTTTGCAAAACGCTAGTCATCGACACAATCGATTGGGCTGAATCACTTGCCATCGAGAGTGTGTGCTCGATGCATGGCAAGAGAGGAATCGAAGATTTCGGCTATGGGAATGGATACACGTATGTCCGAGAAGAAATGGGGCGATTATTAGATAAGCTTCAAGAATTAGTGGGCATTGGCATCAACGTGGTCTTGACCGCACATTCGCAGCTTCGCAAGTTCGAACAGCCTGATGAAGATGGAGCTTACGACCGCTACGAGTTGAAACTAGGAAAGAAGACAAGTTCTCAAACCGCTCCCGTTGTCAAAGAGTGGTGCGACTTACTTCTATTCTGTAATTACAAGACGATGGTGATGACCTCAGAAAGCAAGAAGAAAAAAGCGACAGGCGGTCAACGTGTCATGTACACGACACATCACCCAGCTTGGGATGCGAAGAATCGTCACGGACTCCCAGATGAGCTCCCAATGGACTATGCTGCTATCGCACACATCTTCGCTTCTTCATCTCAAGAAGCACCAAAGAAACAAGCTCAAGAGGGGGGCGTTGGAAAAGTAGTAAGCGAGCCTCAAATTGATGAGCAAGTACCCTCAGTCGATGAGGTTATCCCAGCAGGAACGAGTGGAGCAGAAACTCAAGAAGATCCGTTCCCTATTAAAGAACCAATCAATATACCAAACTCTATTCCACAAGCATTGAAGGACTTAATGCTTCAAAATTCAGTCACTCCGAAGATGCTTCAAGATGTAGCATTCAAGAAGGGACACTTCCCACAAGACACACCAATCGAGAACTTCCCACAAGAGTATTGGGCGTTCATGGTTACGAATTGGGCTGATGTCTTGAAATCAATTGAAAATACAAACAAATAACAAACAAAAGAAAGAGGTAAATAATTATGACAGAACAATACAACAACTTCGAACGTGAATTTGGATGGGACGACACTATCCAACAAGACTCAACATTCACCTTGCTTCCTGTGGGACTCTACGAATTTACAGTCACAGGATTTGAACGACAAAGACATACACCAAATCCTGACAATCCCGGGAAACTTCCAGCGTGCAACAAAGCTGTCGTAAGTATCGAAATCGTGACAGCACAAGGGAAAGCAGAATTGAAACACAATCTATTCTTACACTCAAGCACAGAAGGAATGCTTTCATCATTCTTCGGATCTATTGGACAAAAACGCAAAGGTGAACCATTGAAGATGAATTGGAACACAATCATCGGGGCTCGTGGAGTTTGCAAAGTCGGTATTCGTAAATACAAAGACAATGAATACAACGAAGTCAAAGCGATGCTATATCCCGAAGATGTGAACCCAAGTCAAGTCTTAAATCGTTCACAACAACAAACACAACAATTCCAAAACACACAACAACAATATCAACAACAAGCAACTCAAACACAACAACAACAACAACCATCTTGGGGTGCGTTCTAAAAGGAGGAACATTGAATGGAATTGCGAAAATATCAAGAAGAGGCTCGTGAGTCCATTCAACAGGAATGGGCAGAAGGTCGCAAGAAGACTCTTCTCGTCCTTCCCACAGGATGTGGAAAGACAATTGTGTTCGCAAAAGTAATCGAAGACCGAGTGAGAATGGGCGAGAGAGTTCTCGTCCTCGCTCACCGCTCTGAGCTGCTAGACCAAGCAAGCGACAAATTGTTCAAATCAACAGGACTTCAAACATCGCTCGAGAAAGCAAGTTCAACGAGTATCGGCTCATGGAATCGTGTGGTCGTTGGATCCGTTCAAACCTTGCAACAACCCAAAAGACTCGCAAAATTCGAGAAAGACCATTTCGATTCGATTGTGGTGGATGAAGCTCATCATTGCATCTCTGATGGATATCAACGTGTGCTCTCACACTTTGATAGTGCGAATGTGTTAGGAGTGACAGCAACTCCCGACCGAGGAGATATGCGTAATCTAGGGACATATTTTGACTCGCTAGCCTACGAATATACACTACCTCAAGCCATCAAGGAAGGTTATTTGAGCCCAATCAAAGCACTCACAATCCCATTGAATCTAGACCTTTCAAGTGTCTCAATGTCACAAGGGGACTTCAAAGCGAGTGATGTTGGGAATGCGTTGGACCCGTATCTCGAACAAATTGCAAACGAGATGATGGAACATTGCAAGGATAAGAAGACGGTCGTATTCCTTCCATTAGTGAATACATCCAAGAAGTTCAGAGACATCTTGAACTCGAAGGGATTCAAAGCTGCGGAAGTGAATGGCGAATCCAAAGACCGTGCGAAAGTCCTCGAGGATTTCGAGAACGGAAAATACAATGTCTTGTGTAATTCGATGTTACTGACTGAAGGATGGGATTGTCCGTCCGTTGATTGTGTGGTCGTGTTAAGACCAACGAAAGTTCGCTCTCTCTACTCTCAAATGGTGGGGCGTGGAACAAGATTACATCCCGGGAAGACACATCTTTTGCTCCTCGACTTCTTATGGCATACAGAGAAGCATGAATTGTGTCGTCCAGCTCATCTCATCGCTGAGAACGAGGAAGTTGCAAAAGCGATGGTTGAACGTACTGAGGAGAACACGGGAGCAGAATTTGAGCTCCTCGAATTAGAGGAAGTGGCAAAAGAAGATGTCACAGCTCAACGTGAAGAAGCTCTTGCGAAACAGCTTGCTGAAATGCGAAAGAGAAAACGCAAGCTTGTGGATCCGTTACAGTTCGAAATGTCGATTCATGCCGAAGACCTCACGAGTTATGTCCCATCATTTGGATGGGAGATGAGCCCACCTTCGGACAAACAACTTCAAACATTAGAAAGACTTGGAATCATGCCCGATGAGATTGGAAATGCTGGGAAGGCTCAGAAGATTCTTGACCGCCTATCAAAACGCCAAAACGAGGGCTTGACAACGCCAAAACAAATCAGATTATTAGAACGATATGGATTCAGAAATGTAGGGATGTGGCAATTTGAAGCAGCATCTAAGCTCATCAATCGCATTGCTGCGAATGGTTGGAGAGTCCCTCACAGCATCGATGTCCATAGTTACCAAGGAGAGTGATTGAGTGGAAGAAAACAACTTACTTGAATTATTAGATTACATCGACCCCTCATTCCTCAACTATCAAGAATGGGTCAATGTCGGAATGGCTCTCAAGCATGAAGGCTATTCGGCATCAGATTGGGAATCATGGTCGGCTAGAGATTCGGGACGATATCATCCCGGGGAATGTTACAGAAAATGGGATACGTTCCAAGGGACAGGCTCACCAGTCACAGGAGGAACAATCTTCCACATGGCTGTCGAGCAAGGATTCAATCCTTCTCAAGCTCATGATGATGGACGAGGGGCTCTCGAATGGGATTCATCGATTCAATACGACAACGACTATAAATTCGTAGACAAGGCTTGGATTGATGGGAAGGAGTTCCACGAACCAAAGAATTGGAATCCTGTGCAAGAGATTATTCGATACTTAGATACATTATTCCAATCAGATGACATCGTGGCATATTCCACTCAATCATACGCTAAGACGAACGCTGAGACGGGCGAAATCGAAAAATATCTTCCACATCGTGGTTCATACGATAGAACCGCAGGGAAGCTCATAGACGAGCTTGAACGATGCGGTGGAGATATTGGAAAGGTCTTAGGCGATTACAACGAGAAAGCAGGAGCATGGGTTCGATTCAATCCCATGGACGGTCAAGGAGTCAAGAACGATAATGTCGTAAGTTATCGCTACGCTCTAGTGGAATCGGACAACATGGATTTGGAAAAGCAAAACGCAATCATGCGAGAACTTGAACTTCCAATCGCAACTCTAGTGTATAGCGGTGGCAAGTCCATCCATGCGATTGTACGAATCGAAGCAGCAAACAAAGAAGAATACAAGAAACGTGTTGACTACTTATACAAAATTTGCAAAAAGAACGGACTCAATGTAGACGAACAAAACAAGAATCCAAGTCGCTTGAGTCGTCTCCCGGGATTCATTAGAGATGGCAAGAAACAATTCATCATTGACACAAACATCGGTCACAAGTCTTGGGACGATTGGTATCAATACATTGAAGATTTGAACGATGATTTGCCGGATCCTGAAGGACTAAGCGAGACTTGGGACAATATGCCCGAACTTGCTCCAGAGCTTATCAAAGGCGTACTCAGACAAGGTCACAAGATGTTGATTGCGGGACCTTCAAAAGCTGGGAAGTCATTTGGTCTCATCAATATGTCGATTGCAATCGCTGAGGGTTCGAAATGGTTCGGTTGGGAATGTACTCAAGGGAAGATTCTATATGTGAATCTAGAGCTCGATAGAGCCTCATGCTTGCACCGATTCAAGGATGTATATGCAGCAATGGGCATCGAGCCTCGAAACGTATCCAACATTGATATTTGGAACTTACGTGGAAAGACCGTCCCAATGGACAAGCTTGCACCGAAGCTCATTCGAAGAGCCCACAAGAAAGGCTATATTGCTGTAATCATCGACCCGATTTACAAGGTACTCACAGGGGATGAAAACAGTGCGGATCAGATGGCTCACTTCACGAATCAATTTGACAAGGTAGCGACTGAGCTAGGATGTTCGGTCATCTACTGTCACCACCACTCAAAGGGTGCTCAAGGTGGCAAGAAGTCCATGGATAGAGCAAGTGGGTCAGGCGTATTCGCTCGGGACCCAGATGCCCTTGTCGATTTAGTGGAATTAGAGCTCACGGATGAGATTATCCAACAACGATGCGACCAATTGGCTTGCGACATCTACAAGGATGCCATCAATCGCATGAATCGTCCGTACATGGAACAGTACATCGGTTTAGACGATTTAAGAAGTCCATATCAAATGCGTAATCATTTCGAGAAAGCGGTCGTAAACATCCAAGATAGATGGCAAACGAACGAGCTTATCAATCGAGAAACAAGCAAGATTCAAACGATGTCAGCGTGGCGTGTAGATGGCACTCTTCGAGAGTTTGCTAAGTTCAAACCAAGAAATGTGTGGTTCAGTTATCCACTCCACATTGTGGACGATACAGGAATCCTCGATGACATCGAGTTGGATGATTCCAAATCAACTCCATGGTGGAAGAAAAACTTCGACAAGAAGATGACTCCAGAACAACGAAAAGAGGAACGAAAAACATCCTTTGACACAGCGTACTCAGCTCTGAATGATGGAATGAATCCTGTCACATCGAATGACCTTTGTGAATATATGGGCATATCTGAGAAGACTCTCAAGAGACGAATCAAGGAATTAGATGGGTATGAATTCGAAGGTGAAAATGTAACCTTGAAAAAGTAAATTCGGAAAATATCCTATTTTTTGGACAGGACAAACTCGATTTGGACATCGGGACAAACTCGAAGACAAAATCGACTTTGTCCGTGTCCACGAGATAAAAATAATGCACCTAAAAGGTGTACTTGGACAGGACAAACTCGAAGACAAAATCGACTTTGTCCACGGACAGACAAACCATAACACTAAGAGTGTGTAATAGGGAAGTGTCCGAAGAATCGTCCATCGTCCATGATAGGAACAGAACAGGTGGGCTTTAGACTCCGCCCACCATGTCTGTCCTTTCTACCATGGACAAAAGCGAAAATAAAAAAGAAAAGTCTGTGTGGAATTTCACAAACTTAAAAGGAGAAAAATATGGCACGTAAAAAATCAAAATTGTTGGAAGTGGGAAAAGAGATGCCAATCTTATATCACCGATTCCCAGATGAAGAATATGACCCAACACAATCACAAGTCCTGGAATGGATTTCGAAACAACCTGAACTCATGGAATGGATTTTCGCTCAATTGAAATCAACAGGCTATATCATCTATGACCCTCAATGGGCAGCTTGGAGAGGTGTTGGGGAGCATGATTGAATTCTTCATTCCCATGGAAAAGATTCCAACAACGACTCACCAGCAAAAGCAAGTCACTTGTAGGAATGGAAAACCTCATTTCTATGAACCTCCTAAGCTCATACAGGCTCGAGCGAAGTACATGGCACACTTCTCTCACTTTGCTCCCAAAACGCCTCTAAGGGGCTGTGTGAGGCTCACAATCAAATGGTGCTTCCCTCTAAAAGATGGAAAGTACAACGGACAGTATAAAGGCACAAAACCAGATTTGGACAACATGGAGAAATTGCTGCTTGATTGTCTCACCGATTTGGGATTCTGGGAAGACGACAACAAGGTCGCCTCAAAAATCTCAGAGAAGTTCTATGCGGATCCACCGGGAATCTATCTCAGATTGGAGGAGCTTGAATGAAATTAGATTATCACAAATTCATGAATCAAGTCGCCGATTGGATTGTGGAACAAGAAAGTGTCGCTCAGAAATTGGGCTTCGGGTCGGTCAAATATTTCGAATGGGTGTTTGAATCAAGTGGAAAGCTATGTGATGAATACGAGAATCATCCATTCGTGAGAAGACAAATGCTCATGGTGTTCGAGCACATCGATGAAGCCTTCAAAAATCAAAATCAAAAACAAGGAGTAAAACTATGGCAAATCAAGTCGAAGGATTGAACGGAACTCGTTCAACTTACGCATACGAGAACATCGAGATTGTGGAGATTGACGGTGTTCGTATGGTTCGAAGATTAAAAGATAAGAAAATCATCGGGCTAAATTCACCAAAGAAAGAACCCCAAGAGGGATACTACCAACGACAATTCAACAAGAGCCAACCAAGATATCAAGATTTAGCTCTTAAAGAAGAACTCACGAATTTCTTCAAAGATACAGGGATGTCAATCGGAGAGTTCATCAAAGATTCCAACATCATCAATTATCATCTTGTGTGGAGCTTTGTGAATGGGAAGAACCGCATCACATTAGATGCAATCAACGAGATTAAAAGGAGAATAGATGCTTATGGAAAACATTAAAATCTATGTAATTGTGAGAAATCAAGAGCCTCACTTCCTATTCGAACGCATTGAAGACTATTCAAGCATGAGAGGATATCTTGCGAAGGCTCATCCACTCTACACACACCGATTCACGAAATACGTTGAGAAGGCGATGCACTTCCTCACAATCAAAGAAGCATTGGATTTCATCCAAGCACACCAAATTGATGGCTCTATCATTAAGGACTTGTCTCAAGAAAGACTTAAACGAAGAAAGATGTCCAAACAGTATCATGAAGATTATGGAGATGTTATCACTTATCTATACAGCGTGATGGGGAATTCAAGCGATAAGATGCTTCAAGCTGCTCATGATATGAACGTTAGTGTGACATCGCTCAGTAAATTCATGCGAGATCCGTATTCACTCTCTTCTCAAACAAGAGACAAGATTGTGGCGAATATTACACGATTAAAGAAGGAGGACTAAACGATGAAGGAGAAAACAAAATTCGAAAAGTTGATGGATGATGTTCACTACTTGATTGTGGCTCATTGTAAGTACAAGGACATGTCGATGTATGACAGAGCGTTGAAGCAATTCCAAGAAGATATCAATTATGGGCAAATTGAAGAGATGAGCTACAATGAACGATTCGCTTTCTTACTTGGATTCGAAACATCGTTGAAGGCGATAGACAATGCGATTCAAATGCATGAATGGGTGAAGAAAAATCCCGAAATGATTGAATGGCCGAAGAGGTTAGACCCTAATGATTATAAATATTGATGAAATTATCAAAGCTTATGAAAAGAAACACGGACCAATCGAAGTAGATGGATATTATGGCGAGCAATGTACGATTGAACAAGCTGGAGAGATTCTATATCAAGGCATAGGCGAATGGGAAACATATAGAGAAGTATGGGAAAGCAGCAAACGGATCCTAGATTTGAAGGAGGATAAATATGGACGAAATGCAAATGTCGATGACAATTAAAGTCAACTTCAGAATCATTTTTTTTGATGATTATTTGCGAAATAGAATTGTTGAATCGCTAAAAGAACAATTTTTCGAAGAGCAAATCAATATCGTGGAATCTGAATTATTTGGCAAAGCATTGAAGTATCACTACGATGCATACGTTGATGAAGCTTTGATTGATAAATACGGTTTTAAAAAAATAAAAGAGATGGTGAAAGAAAAAATCAAAGAGAAAATTGATGAAGAAATGAAACAAGAATTCAAACTTTTGATAGATATAGAGGAAAACGAGGTGTAAGAATGAACATTATGATATTGATGGTGTTTAGTTGGATTATATTATCGTTCTTATTCGTTGTCCTGTTCGTTTGTATCTTCAACTTCGCTTATATCGTATTCGACCTCGCTGAATGGATTGGTGATATGTTTGTCAATCTAGTTGAGTGGATATTCGATACATTTGAAAGGATGCGAGGCTGATGGAACGGATCAATTATATATTGACGAACGAGGGGTATTCGTTTGAATTGCATGGCTACACTCAAGAAGACCGAGCTTGTGGCAAGCTGGTTGGACTAGAAGTCCCACATTACAGGATAAAACATTGGGATGTCCTATTTTTCAAATTGAGAAAGATTCAGAAAGATAAATTGAACTATATTCGATTTGTATATGACATCTACATCGATTTGGATGCGTTACGTAAGCTTACTCATGAAGAAATTTGTCATCTTATATCAAACGTGATTAGGGACGATATAAACAAACACATTAAAAACATATACAAAAAAGTAAATCAATTGGAACTTGCAAAGGAGAATGAAAAATATGGAACTTATAATCTTTTTAAAAAATGGTGATACTAAAAAATTTGAAAATGTATCGAACGTAAGATTCAGCACGAACTTTTTCACGGTCTTGTGTTTTGACTACGTAAGTGCATCGAACCACAAAAAGAAAAGTGCTTCATTCAATTATGTGCATTTAGCAGGAGTATCATTCGAGGAGGGCTTGACGGATGTTGACAGTTTATTCAAAGCCTAAGGAGTTGATGCGATGATTGTTTGGGCATTGTTTGATAGTGGCAATGGCTGCTACGCTCAAGGAGTACGAGAACTGAATGAGGGGGGGCAAAAGATGACAATCTATTCTGTGGGATTGGATATCGAAAACAAGAACAATCATTTCATTCACTTGAATCTCGCTGATTATTCGTACCTCTTCGGAGACAACAAGCTCTATGAGACTCTTGACAAGCTCCCTCACCCGGATCTCATCATTGCAAGTCCTCCTTGTGAGTCTTGGTCGATTGCATCTCACATGATTATGGGGAACGCTTGTTGGAAACAAGAGAGAGACGATGAATCCTTATTCGAACCACAAACACCACTCAGTCCATTTACTATTCGAGACTATCACGAGTATGAAAAATATACTTATATTCCCGAAAGACAAATTGTGAAGCGAATCAATGGTGAACTATGTGCTTTCAATTTGATTCAAATCATTAAACGATACAATCCGAAATATTATGTTATTGAGAATCCAGAACGTTCAAGAATATGGGAATATATCGACAGAATTCTCGGATTTAAAATCCCGTATGACAATCTGGTGCATTATAATCAGTATGACGATTATCATCTTCAAAAACCTACGAAATTCAAGTCGAATGTAAGGTTGGATTTGAAAACAGGAAACAAACCAAGTGCGGCGGTGTTTAAAAACGTAAATGGATACAACAATCGTTCGAATATCCCGATTAGTCTAGTGAAGAGCATCTTCAATCAAATTCTTGAAATGGAGGGATTGAATGAAAGATAAGAAAATCGCTGAGATTCGATTCAGAGAGTATCCATATTATGACAAAGAAATCACATCGAGAAAATTCGATATGTTATGCCATAAGGAAGAAGATGTGAATGCGTGGATCCGTGCGAAGGGAACGAATTCGAAAGCAGCGGAAAACGAGCTCATTCGATTCGAGAGTGACAAGTATATTCAGAACCGTCTCTTTTGGAAGCGATGTGTGGAAGAAACTCTCGAAGAGCTTGATGAAAAACAAAGAGAATTTGTCACAGAATACTATTTCGATGATGTATACGACTATCGCTCACTTGCGAAGAAACACTTCACGAATCGAAATGTCATCATGAACGCTTGCAATCTAGCGTGTGAGATTTTGCTCATCAAATTGGGCGAAAAATTCTAGTAGTGACAGAAAACGGTGTTTGTCACGAGAAAAACGTGATATATTGATATTGTGAAAAGGTGTAAGAAACGGTATCATCTTGTCATAATGTGAAAACTCCTACATTTATTTTTTCCTCGGGTCTCCACTCCCGAGGTTTTTTGTTGGTTAAAATATAGAAATGAGGTGATGGAAAATGACGAAAATGACATTGAAACAACAACGATTTGCGGATGAGTACATCATCACAGGGAATCTTTATAAATCAGCGGTGGAAGCTGGTTATTCTGAAAAATATGCAAAATCTCAAAGTCATAAATTGTTGGATAATGTTGGAATAAAAAGCTATATCGATGAACGCCTTGCAAAGCTCGAATCTGAGAAGATTGCAACACAAGAAGAAGTCCTTCAATATTTGACTTCGGTCATGCGTGGTGAGAAGACCGAGCCTCTTTTGGTGTTGGATGGTGAAGGAACTCAAAAGGTTATCCAAGCGGTCCCGAACGTACAATCGAGAACACGAGCGGCGGAGCTTCTAGGCAAGCGATATGGAACGTTCACGGATCGTGTGGACATCAACGCTCAGATTGAATCGAAACCGAAATTCGATGATATCGTGAACCAATTAGGAGGAAGTGGGCTCGATGAATAGCTTCCCACTCTCTCAAAAATACATCGATTTTTGCAACACGGTCGAAAACGTAGATGCGGACTTCTTGGAAGGCACGACAGCCGCAGGAAAGACCACGGTGGGCTTGGGTGTCAAGTTCATGCGTATGGTCTCAAGGAGCAAGAAGAAGTTCCACATCATCGCAGCGAAGACGGTCGGTGTTGCTGAGAAAAACTTAATCAATCAAGACAATGGCATCCTCGACATCCATCGGGATGCTTTTTATTTTGGTAATGGGGATAAGGACTACAAAATCCCCCACATCAAATTCGAAGACAAAATCATCTACATTCTTGGATACGACACGAAAGAGAAATGGCAGCTTGCTCTTGGTGGGCAATATGGGTGTGTGTACATCGATGAGGTCAACACAGCGAACATCGAATTCGTTCGTGAGGTCTCAGCTCGTAACGACTATCTGATGGCGACTCTGAATCCCGACAATCCCGATTTACCTGTGTACAAGGAATTCATCAATCGCTCTCGTCCTTACAAGAAATACGAGAAGGATGTACCTCGTGAGATTATGGCTGACTTGAAAGAACGACACAATCCAAAATGGAGATATTGGTTCTTTACGTTTAAAGATAACAAATCTTTGAGCGATAAGGACATTCAAAAGAAAATCGACTCGGTTCCACTTGGCACTAAGATGTACAAGAACAAGATTCAAGGACTTCGAGGCCGTGCAACAGGATTGGTCTTTCCTAACTTCGATAGTAAGAAGAACGTAATCACGAAAGCTCAAGCGAAGAAGTTCAATTATGTGATGTTCTCAGCTGGGCTCGATACAGCTTACTCATCTAAGAGCCCTGATACGATTGCGATGATATTCCAAGGCATTACGGATGACGGGCATTTGGTTACATTGAGCGAGCAAGTCTACAACAATGCGGACTTAGACACGCCAATCGCTCCTTCTGACACGGTCGAGATGTTCATTGCATTCCTTGACAGGAATTCAAAAGAATGGGGTTTTTGTCGAGATGCTTTTATCGATTCGGCAGACCAAGCGACAATCACAGAATTAAACAAATACAAGAGACAATATGGAACAATATACAATTTTATAAACGCTTATAAGAAAACAAAAATCATCGACAGAATCAACCTTCAAATTGGTTGGATTGCTCGAGGATTCTATTTGGTCGTTGAAGATTGTGTGGAGCACATCAAAGAGATGAATTCTTATTCGTGGCAAGAAACGAAAGAAGCACCAGAAGACAAAAACGACCACACAATCAATGCAAATCAATATACGTGGCTACCTTACAAGCGAATGATTGGACAACAGAGAGGAGAAATAGAAGACGATGGGGTTGGTGAATATGATTAGAAATGGAATGAGGAGCTTTTTGAGAATTGAGAAAGCTCAACCGAGTGCAATAGTCATCAATGAAGAGATGACATTCGAGGACAATGCTGCTAAGAACCGAATTTGGTATCGTGGAAAGTCCTATGAGTTACAACAACTTTACTCGCAATTATCAACGACACGATTGAGCTTTTGGGGTGCACATTCAACACCCGGGCAAGAGATTAGAAAGATTCACACGGGCTTACCGGGAATCATCGTGAAGGTCTTGAGAGATGCGGTGCTCTACGACATGAACGATTTTGAATTTGAAGATTCCAAGCATGAAGATTTGTGGGAGGATATCGCACAAGATAACGACTTCAAGAAACAATTGAAAGAGGCGGTGAAAGATGCTCTTGTGATTGGTGATGGAGCATTCAGAATCTCGTTTGATTCTACGGTCTCACAATATCCAATCATTGAATGGGTAAGTGGTGAGCGGATCCAAATCAAGAACAAGCGTGGACGATTGCATGAAGTCGTCTTCACTACTCGCTTCGATGAGAACAAACAAACATATACACTCGAGGAACACTATGGCTTTGGATATGTAACGAACAAGCTTTATCGTGGTGATGTTGAATTGGATATTCATTCGACTGAATATACACAGGACATCAACGATTTCACGTTCGACAAGCATTTGATTCTATGCGTACCATTTAGCATCTTTGAATCTGATGTGGAACGAGGTCGAGGCGAATCCATCTTTGACAGAAAAACGGACACATTCGATGCGTTGGATGAGTCATGGTCTCAATGGATGGATGCACTTCGAAGTGGTCGAACAAAAGAATATATTCCCGAATCGTTGCTTCCACGGGACCCACGAACAGGAACATTCATGAAGCCGAACGCATTCGACAATCGATTCATCAAGATAGCATCTGACAGAGCCGAAGGAGCAAGCAATGAGATTACATTGCAACAAGCGAACATCCCTCACGAGAGCTATTTGGCAACCTACATCACCGCTTTAGATTTGGCGTTGCAAGGTATCGTGAGCCCTTCTACGATTGGGATTGATGTGAAGAAGCTTGACAATGCTGAGGCACAACGTGAGAAAGAGAAGACGACTCTATACACACGCAACACGATTGTGGAAGCATTGCAAGAGTTCATTCCTCAATTAGTAAACATGACAATCAATAGCTTCAACGTGTTGAATCGTAGACCTATCGAGGAGATTACGGTGAACGTTCCATTCGGGGAATATGCGAACCCTTCATTCGAGTCTCAAGTTGAGACCGTGGCGAAAGCAAAAACAAGTGGCATCATGTCCATCGAAGCCTCTGTGGATGAGCTTTATGGCGATTCTAAGGACGAGCAATGGAAGTCCGAAGAAGTTATTCGCTTGAAGTCTGAGCAAGGCATCAGCGAGGTCGATGAGCCTTATGTCAACACGGACTTGGATGGATTCAGCGTTGAAAGAGGTGATGAACTTGCTAGTGAGAATCATGAACAAGAACTATCAAATGAGAACGGATCAAGCGAAAGCACTTCTCAACATGAGTAAAGAATATTGTCCATTCGGAATCTATGCGGTCGAAAAAGACGGTCAGATTGAGATGATGAATTTGAAAACGACATCGAGAACTCAACTCAAGAAGATGGTTCGAGAATATCGATTGAAAGGATTCAAGGTGCATTCGAATGGGTTATGATGTTAGTCGAGCATTTGAAAGAATCGAGAACGAATTGCTCGAGTCCATGACGAGAAATCTCAAGAAACACAAAGCGGAAGAGACTGAGCTGGGTATCGAATGGACTCAATGGCAGGCAATTCAACTCGAAGAACTTCATCGATTCAAACAAGAGGCTGCTCAAAAGTACGGTCTCGAGTTCAAGTCGATGAACAAGAAAATCAGAGAGACCATCGCCAATGCATCATTGCAAGGTGCAAGCGATGAGGAGCTCAACGTGTTGAAGGCACTAGAGAAAGGCTACGTTCTAAAAAGAGAGCGTGGTCTAAGTGCTGGATTCTTCCAAGCGAATCAGAAGCGATTGGATGCGTTGATGAATGCAATCGAACACGATATGAAGACAGCCCAAACCGCTGTGCTCAGATATGCGAACGACCAATATCGCAAAATCATCTTCCAATCCCAAGTCGCAGCAAGTTCGGGAGCTCTCACCTATGAGAAGGCTGTGGACATGGCAACAAGCGACTTTTTGAAGAATGGAATCAATTGCATCACGTACTCGAACGGTGCGGTACACAACATCGTGTCGTATGCTGACATGGCTGTGAGAACAGCAAGCAAACGAGCCTATTTGATGGGCGAGGGTCAGAAGCGACAAGAATGGGGCATCTCGACCGTGATATTGAACAAGCGATTCAATGCGTGTCCATTATGCATGCCATTCGAGGGGAAAGTCCTCATCGATGATGTGTGGAGTGGTGGAAGTTCTAAAGACGGACCGTACCCACTCATGAGCTCAGCGATGGCGGCTGGCTTGTATCATCCTAATTGCAAGGATAAGCATTCGACATACTTCGAAGGCATAAGCTCAAAGCCTGAATCGAGGTACTATGAAGAGAAGCCCGTCATCAAGGAACGACAGCTTATTGAGAACAAGCTCAATCACGCTAAACGACAAGCAAAGAGCTACAATCGACTAGCGAAGAACAGTCTTGATGCTGAGAACCAAGAGACATATCGTGCTCGTGCTACTGAGTGGGACAACAACGTGAAACAGTATCGAGAACAATTGGATTCATTCGAAGAGAAGAATGGACTCGAGTTGAAAGATAAAGTTTTCGAGTTGGAAGAAAAAGCTATTGAACCTAAAGCAAAACCCGAGTATAATTATGTTAATGTTGAAGGGGATGTTTTGGAACGAATCAAAGCATCTTCTGATAAGTGGTTCAATAACTTAACAGGACCGCAACAAGAATCGATTGAAGATATAACAGGAAGTAAATATCATCGTCAACTTAATAGAATGCTATACGATAGCGAATATATTCCAAAGAACAAAGAAGTGCTTGAAAACATGGCAAATGTTTTGGATAGTTCGTTGAGTAAATTTGAGTTAGAAGATGACATCATTGCTTATCGTGGAATGTCGTTAGAGGAATTAGGTAATTTGACTTCTGGGAATGAATTCAAAGAGTTCAAACATTTGTCTATTGTCGAGAGAGTTGCGAATAATTTCGTTGAAAATTACAACGATGAAGGAATTGTTGTTAAATTCCATTTACCAAAAGGAACAAATGGAGCATATATTGGCGATTATAGTCGATTCCATCATGAACAAGAATTTATTCTTAATCGAAACACAAAATATAAAAGCGTTGTGAAATCTAAAAATCAAGTGGAGGTGTATATTCTTGTCGAGTAATGAATTTATTAAAAGAGAACGTGAAGTGGCTATGGGATATAAGGAATATTTCGCCAAACGCCCCGAATTCAAAAAAGAGATGAAAAATCTTTGGTATTCTCTAAAAAATGATGAAATAACGCCCGAAGAATATAGTATAAGAGCTCTTGAAATCGGAAAGAAATATAGATAAGCATCTAGCGAAAAGTTAGGTGCTTTTTTTGTACCCAAAAATTAAATAAATAACCCCAATTAGAGTCAACCATCCGGAGGTTGGCTCTTTTTGGTATGTCCGAAGACTTGAAACTACGAGGAGACACCTGAGCACAAAACTGAATAAGGGAGACACCCTAAAAACTGAGAAGGAGGGACATGAAAATGTTCAAACACAAACTATTTTTCTTTGATGAATCGGCGAATGCTGGGGCATCAACAACACAGGATCCGCAACCAAACTCAACCAATCCCGCTCAGAGTACTCCAGAGATTGATTATGAGAAGATTGCGAGCATCGTGGAAGGCAAGCAAAAGGTCGCTGAGGATACGGTCTTGAAGAACTATTTCAAGAACCAAGGCTTGACAGGGGAAGAGATGGCTCAAGCAATCTCAAGCTTTAAAAGTCAAAAAGCCTCCGCCCAACCAGATGTGGCAAGCCTTCAAGAAGAGCTTCGAGTGGCTCAAGCTCAAGCCCTTCAAACAAGAATTGAGAGCAACTTACAACTTGCGGCAATCAAGCAAGGAGTTGGCTCGAACGTGTTGCCATACGTTTTGAAGTTGGCAGACTCAACCAATCTCACGTTGGATTCTAAGAATGAAGACTACGAGGCTGTGATTGCAAAAGTCTTGGAAGACGTTCCAGCTTTTAAACCAGAAGCAACAGCATCGACAGGATTCACACAAGTCGGATCCACGGGGGATGTTAAACAATCAACAACAAATGACGAACTCTTAAAGATTTTTGGAGTTTAAAAAAAGAAAAGAGGTAAATAATTATGGTATTAAAATACGCAGAAACATTCGCTCCAGCATTAGAGCAAAAATACGCAAAAGAATTGGCATCTTTTGAACTATTCCAATCAAACAAACAAGTTAAATTTATTGATGCTCAAACAATCAAATTACCAAGCATCACATTGTCAGGATACAAAGACCACACTCGTGGCTCATTAGGATTCAACCAAGGCACAATCACAAACGAATGGGAACCTAAGAAATTAGCTCATGACCGTTCAATCGAATTCGTAATCGATCCGATGGATGTGGATGAAACAAACAAAACTGTTTCTATCGGTAATGTACAAAACACATTAGAAGAAGAACAAACAATTCCAGAGAAGGACAGCTATGTGTTCTCTAAATTGTATGATGAAGCTACTACTTACGCAGCAAATGGAGCAACAATCTCAACTGAGGCTCTTACAGCTGAAAACATTTTGGAACAATTTGATTCAGCCATGGAAAAAATGGATGAAGCTGGTGTTCCGGGTGCTGGTCGTTTATTATACGTTACTCCAAAAGTGAACAAATTATTGAAAGAAGCCAAAGACATCCAACGTGTTATGGGAGTTACTGGCGAAGGCTCAGTTAAACGCTCTATTTACGACTTAGATGATGTGAAGATTAAAGTGGTTCAATCTGCTCGCTTGAAATCAAAATACAACTTCACTGAAGGATGTGTTGCTGCTGTCGATGCTAAACAAATCAACTTCATCTTAGTACATCCAACAGCTGTCATCGCTCGTGACAAATACTCTTACATCAACGCATTCGAACCTGGTGAAGATTCAAGAACAGCTGACAACTACTTACTACAATCACGCTTCTACATGGATGCATTCCTTGTCAAGAATCGTGCAAATGGTATCTACATCAACGCTCAAGCGTAATCGAAAAGGAGGTATTTGAATGTATACAGCAGAGAAAGGCAACAAAGTATATACAATCTCAGAATTAGAAAAAGAATACTACAAATCAAGAGGATTCGACATCTATGATGAAAATCATACGAAAATCGATTCGGGTTCTCACAAAGTAGATTCAGAAACTTACAATGAAGCTCTAGACAAAATTGTCGAATTAGAGGCAAAAGTGTTGGAGCTAAGCAAAAAAGGAAACCGCAAAGGAAACAATAAAGGAAACGAAACCGCCGAAGAAGCAACAGAAGAAGCGGGTGAGTAGTCATGATATATGCTGATGAAACGTTCTACAAGAACGAATATCTTGGAACTCACACTCCAGAAAATCTTAATCGCATCTTGAAGACAGCTAGTCAGCATATCGACACACTAACATTCAACCGAATCGTGGGAGTGGGGTTTGAAAATCTCACTCCATTCCAACAATCGGTCGTTCGTGAGGTGTGTTGCCAAATGGCTGACTTCATGATTGAAAACAAAGACTTAATCGAGACCGCTCTTTCATCGTATTCCATCAATGGAGTGTCGATGAACTTTGGCGATTCTTGGAATGTAGTCACAATGAATGGAATCGCAATGAAGCGAAGCACTTATGAACTATTGAATCAAAGTGGACTAACAAGGAAGGTGATTTGATGCATTTTCCAAGTTTAGTTCTACCACAATTTTGCAAGACTTCAATCCATGTGATTGTACAAAGTGAAGAAGTGTCGAAGGATGGCGAGCCCATCAAGGTATTTGAAGCCGATTTGTTTTGCAACTACCAAGACAAGGTCGTGACCGTGCTCACGGATCAACAGAAAATTGTGAAGCTTACGGGGTCGGCGTTGTTTAATGGCGATATTGCCCCTAATTTAGCGACTTTAAGTGGCGGGAGTGTAAATATCCATGGAGTAGAGCGGAAGATTGCTGACACACGAAAATCACGCAATCCGGACGGTTCTGTGAATTACACGTACTTAGGATTGGAGTGATGGTCGATGATTCATGCAAACAGTCGGGTGAAGTTCGACTTCGGAGTCATTGGAAGGCTCAAGAAGGCTCAAATTCAAGCGTTGGAGCAAACTGGCGAGTATTTACACACCGAGATAGTCAACGCCCAAGTGGTCCCGTTTAGAGACGGTACATTGCAAGGCGAAGCGTTCTCGGTCGATTACTCGGGTTCGAGTGGTGGTCGAGTATCTTTGACACACTCCACTCCATACGCTCGAAGATTATATTTTCATCCCGAATACAACTTCAACACAAGCACGAATCCACACGCTCGAGGCAAGTGGATGGATGATTGGGTGGAAGGTTCGAAAAAAGAGGACATCAAGAAGGCTTATGCTGCTCTATACAAGAAAATATCGGGGGTGTGAAGATGATAACATTGGCAGAAGTGCGAGATTGGTTGGAATCCTATCACGCAGCTCAAAACTACTACATCGGCAAGCTCGATAATAAGAAAATGTATAGCATTGGAGTCTATCAACGAAAGACGAATGTCGAGCCACGAATTGCTATTGGTGGGAGGAATTTGGCAAGTTATGATGTCAAATCGGTCAGCATCTTGATTCATCACAATCAGAATGCGAACGAAACTGAAAAGCGAGCGAACTACCTCTTCAACCAAATCCTAAAGGCTGAGAACGTGGTGATTGGTGATACTCCAATCCAAATGATTCGACTCTTATCGAACGAGCCCATTGATGTGGGAACTGATGACAATAACGTGTACGAACGTGTCATCGAATTAGATATCTATTACAGACTAGAACAAGAAAGTGAGGAATAAAAATGGCAGAAAAAAGAACAGGGGTATTCCCCGTCTATGAAAACCAATTCCAAGTGAACACAGGAACAAAAGAAGCTCCAACTTGGACAGAAATCAAAGAATTAGAAAGCTTTTCAGTATCATTCGACAATGGTGTTGAAGAATGGTCTCCATTCGAGCACAAAGGATGGAAACGCCGCTTGATGACAGCTAAATCAGTCACAATCTCAGTATCAGGAAAACGACACATCGGTGATACTGGGAACGATGCAATCGCTGCTATTGCATTGAAGAATGGTCGTGATGCTGAAAAAGACTTCCAATGGACATTCCCAGACGGATCCAAATTAGTCTTCAAAGAAGCGGTCATCAACATCAAAGACTTCATGTCTGGTGACAGTACAGCAGCCGCACCACTATCATTCGACATCATGTCAAATGGTAAACCAGAATATACAGCGGCAGGCTAAGAATCACGAAAACAAGTGGAGGGGTGAACATCGCCCCTCTTTTTTATTTGGCAAGGAGGAAAACTAATGCATAAAGCACTAATCAACTTCATCGATGCGGAAACTCGCAAGGAATACAAAGTCGGTGATGAATTCGATACAACAGGAATGACGGATGAACGAATCCACGAATTGACGACCGAACACAATCGAATTGGTGTTCCACTTATCGGTGAAGTAGAAGAAACAGAAACGACAGAAGTATTCACAACAATGAAAAGCGAGGTATTTGAATAATGGGAAAGATTATCGACATCACAGAACAATTAAATTTTGAATCAAAACCAAAAATCAAAATCAAGAACGTAACCATCGAAGTAGATGATTCAGCTCCAACAGCACTCAAGCTCATGGAAGTGATGAGTGGCGTTGATGGGGATCCGACTGTTGCCCAAATGAAGAGCTTGTATGAAATCATCTTCAACGAACAAGACCGTGTGAAGATTGAAAAATTAAGTTTAAATCTAAAAAGCTGGATGGCTCTCATTCGTGAGGCAATCAATTTGATTGTAGGAGACCAAGAAGCGGGGGAATAGGTGAGCCATATTACGACATTTTTGAAGATTGGGACTTGATGGTCTCATCTTTTAGAACGCAATATGGCATCTCGTTCTATTCATATGATTTTAAAGAAATGAAATGGAAAGAATTCAGAGCTCTAGTCTCTGGACTTTCATCGGAGACTCCTCTCGGACGAATTATCCAAATTCGAAGCGAGGACGACCCAAAAATGCTCGAATCGTTCTCACCGGGACAACATCGAATCCGAGACGAGTGGCGAAATAAACGAGCGAAACAACGAACACAAGAAGAGCTTGATGCGGTTCTCAAGGAACTTCAACAAGCCTTTTCTGAATGGTAAGTAAGGAGGTGGACAAATGGCAACTAAAATCGGCGATGTTGAATTGGGATTGGTCGTGAATCAACAAGGGTTCACGAATCAATTGAACGGAATCCAGCAAAAAGTCATGGGCTTTGCGAAAGTCCTTGCTGGTGCGTTTGCGGTCAAGAAACTAATTGATTTTGGTTCTGAGGCAATCAAGCTCGGGTCCGATTTGAATGAGGTTCAAAACGTGGTCGATGTGGCATTCCCTAAGATGTCTAAACAAGTTGACGAATTCGCAAAATCGGCAATGTACGCATCGGGATTGTCTGAGACGATGGCTAAACGCTACACAGGGACATTCGGTGCAATGTCCAAGGCTTTTGGATTCAGCGAACAACAAGCCTATGAGATGTCCACAGCGTTGACGAGCTTGGCGGGGGATGTAGCATCATTCTACAACATAAGCCAAGACGAGGCGTACACGAAATTGAAATCTGTATTCACAGGTGAGACCGAAACATTGAAGGACTTAGGGGTCGTAATGACTCAAACAGCCCTCGATGCCTATGCAATGGCGAATGGATTTGGGAAGACCACCGCTGAGATGTCAGAAGCTGAAAAAGTGGCTCTAAGATTCGCATTCGTTCAAAGTCAGCTAGCTCTTGCAAGTGGTGATTTTGCAAGGACTAGCGATTCATGGGCGAACCAAGTGCGAATCATGAAATTGCAAATCCAATCATTCATGGCATCCGTTGGGCAAGGACTCATCAATCTGTTCACGCCTGTGATTCAAGTGTTGAACTTCCTACTAAGTAAGCTTTTAACTGTCGGGAACGCATTTAGGGCTCTTACTGAGCTCTTGACGGGTAAGAAGTCACAAGCAGGAGGAGGAATACAAGAGACCGCCGATGCTGTCGGGAACCTTGCGGACAATATGCAAGGGGCAGGTGGTGGAGCTGGCGACATGGCTGATGCTGTGGATGACGCTGGTGGAGCTGCTGACAAGGCTGGCGGTGCTGCTAAGAAGGCAGCGAAAGAAATGAAGTCCTTGATGGGCTTCGATAAAATCAACAAACTATCCGAACCGAATGACGACTCTGGCGGAGGCGGAGGCGGCGGTGGAGGAGGTAAAGGCAAAGGAAAAGGCGGCGGAGGTGGCGGAGGCGGCCAACCGAAAGGTGCTCAAGTTGACATGGGCAAGATTGCCGAAGGGGACAACCAATTGAAGAAATTCTTCGAAGACCTCTTTGGACGAATTGGTGAACTCTTAGCCAAATTCAAAGCTGGATTCGATGCCGCATTCCACTCCGAAGGTTTAGAAAGAATGAAAGTGGCTCTCGAACGAATCGGAGCTACCCTCCAAGAAATCTTCACGGATCCACAAGTCGTTCAATCGTTCAACACGATGCTTGACAAGTGGGCTTACGCTTTGGGTCAATTTACTGGTGCGATTGCTTCTGTTGGAGTGGGAATCGGTGTATTCCTTACTGAATCCATCGCAAACGCATTGGACAACCACAAGGAGCAAATCAAAAAAGCTCTTGTCAATACAATGGATGCGACAGGGGACATGATGAAAGCTGCTGGGAACATTGCTCAAGCTATCGGTGATTCGATTTACAAGGTATTAACGAGCGAAGGGGCTGTGAAGATAGGTGAAGCCATCGCAGGGGCATTCATTAGTCTCTATGTGGATATCAAAGAAATCGGAGCGAAACTCGGTCGTGACTTGATGAAGGCTTTCGAGACGATTATCACGAAGAACGCTCCGAAGCTTACAGAAGCGTTCAATACAATGTTGAAGAATATTGCTCCAATCTTCAAGACAGTCGAGAAGGGTGTCGAAGATGTGGGCAAGATGTTCAAGAGCGTATATGACGACATTATCGAACCATTGATTGGACAATGGGGAGAGATTATCTCGAACTTAGTCGGAATCATTATTGATGGATTTAACAACAATGTGAATCCAATCCTTGAAAAAGTTGGAAAAGCATTTAGCGATATATACGACCAATACGTGAAACCAATGGTGGATTCATTTGGTGATGCAATTTATAGCCTAGGTCAAGCACTTAGCAGCCTATGGACAGCACTTGAACCAATATACAGTCTACTTGCGAGCTCATTAGGACCCGTTCTTGGTGTGATTGCTGGTGTGCTTGGTGGTGTTCTTCTAGCGGCACTCGTTGCCATATCACTAGCATTGAAAGCTGTATTTGATTTACTAAGTTTCCTATTCGACATCTTGAGAAATGTCGTTGATGCTATAACGAACGCAGCAAGTCAATTGATGACCGCACTCCCAGAAGGCTTCCAAGCTGCTTGGGATGGAATTGTGGCGATATTCGGTGGAATCGGTCAATGGTTTGCGGATCGTTGGAATGACATCGTGACCGCACTCAGCAATGTTCCAACATGGTTTTCAACGATGTTCACAAACGCATGGAACAACATCGTGAATGTATTCAAAGCAATCGGTCAATGGTTCAAGGATAGATGGAACGATGTGGTGAACGCACTTTCGAATGTGGCGACATGGTTTGGAACGATGTTCAAGAACGCATGGAATGGAATCGTGAACGTGTTTAGTGTGGCAGGTTCATGGTTTAGTGGCATTTGGGGAGGCATCAAAGCGGTGTTCTCTGGTGTGGTTGAATTCTTTAGAGGAATCTTCCAAGGTGCATGGAATACAATCACGAGCATCTTCTCAACAATTCCAAATTGGTTTAGCAACATTTTCTCAAAAGCTTGGGCAGGAGTTCGAGATGTATTCTCAACAGGTGGACGAATCTTCATGGGAATTACTGAAGGTATTCTTGGAACATTCAAGACGGTCGTGAACGGAATCATCGGAGGTATTAACCGAGTAATCACCATCCCATTCAATGGAATCAATGGAATCCTTGATGGAATCCGTGGAATCAGCGTGATGGGTGTTAGTCCATTCTCTTGGATTGGTAGAATCAGCACTCCTCAAATCCCAATGCTTGCTCAAGGGGGATTCGTTAAGGCGAACACTCCACAATTGGCGATGATTGGTGACAATAAACACTATGGAGAAATTGTTGCTCCTGAGAATAAGATGCTTACAATGGCTCGTGAAGCTGCTCGATTATCGAAAGATTCGAACAGTAGTGCGGAAGTAGTGATGTTATTGAGACAATTAGTCACACTTGTGGGTGGATTGGACTTGAACATCGATGGCGAATCGGTTACGAGAAAAATCTTTGACATCGCAAATGGAATACAACAAAGAACTAATCAACCATTATTAGATTTCTAGGAGGTGCATAGAGTGAGCGAAATTACAGTCAATGGAGTTGCTCTTGCATCTCCTACATCAATATCACATAGCGATGAAATCATTTGGAGCTCTGGGACTGGTCGAAGTGCGAACGGGCTCATGAGCGGTGATGTCATTGCAAACAAAACAACAATTCAAATCTCTTGGGGAATCTTAACTCAAGATGAATATAATGCCATTCGAAACATCCCAAGTGGGTTCTTCAATGCGGTCGTGCAAGGTAAATCGATTAGAGCATATCGAAGTACAGTCACGGGAACTTGTATGGGAACGTTTAGTGATGGCGTAACATACTACAACGATGTATCAACATCGTTCATTGAGCAATAATAGAGGTGATGAAATGCTGGAAACAACTCAAGAGTATAGAGATGCGATTGTGTCTGATGTCCGAGTGATTCACGCCTCATTCACGCTCAACAATCAGACTTATGACAAAACACATCTAAAGAAAATCGATCATGATGCTTCCATCTCTGGAGGCTCATCGTTCGTTCCCGGTGGAACATTCATCAATTCGCTATCTGTCGAACTGAATCAGATAGTTGAAGGAATTGAGGAGATGATGCCATCAACAGCGAGCCTCGGAGTTCAAACAATCAACGGTCAAGCGGCAATGTTGCCCATTGGTCGTTTTTTTGTGACTGAAATCAAGCTCGACCGTAATTCTAAGATTACAAAATTAAAACTTCAAGATGAATTCGTGAGATTGCTTGGAACGTATGAAAGCAAACTCTCGTATCCAACAGGGTCCCGAGAAGTCTTCCAAGAAATCGTGACGATGACTGGAATCCCTGTGAGTGATGCAATCAGCCTCCCAGATGTGTCTATTAAGACAAAACTGGAGAAAGCAACATTTAGAGATGCAATCATGTATCTTGCTCAATTGGATGGAACGTTCGCACGATTCAATCGTGATGGCAAGCTCGACTTCATCGATTTGAAGCCTACAACGAAACAAATTACAAGAAGCCAATATGGAGCTACTGGATTGGTACGAGACGAAATCAAGTACAAACTTGGCTCGATTGAATGTACTGTCGATAAGACCAAGATTGTGGCTGGGAATCGTTCGGGGAACAAGATGGTTCTCAAGAATCCATGGATGACTCAACAATTGCTCGACCGTTTATATAACAAGTATCGAGATTTGAGCTTCTATCCATACGAATTATCATGGCGAGGCGATATCGACACCGAACCCGGCGATTGGGTCTCAGTTTATTGGGGTTCGGAGAATACACGATTCGACATTCCTGTGTTCTCGCATCACATCACATTCGATGGTGGATTGAGTTCGAAGACGAATGCGAAGGAATCGGGGCAATCTCAATCACAATACAAGTATCGTGGACCCGTCCAAGAGCGAATCGATTACATTGAGAGCCTTACGACCAAGATTGGTCGCTTGTATTTGGACGAGGCTGAGCCTATCAATCCAAAAGAGGGCGACAAGTGGATGAAGCCTAGTGGTGGATATGCCATCATGTTTGAACGTGTAGACGGTCAATGGGTTCGTAAGGTGGACACCGCTGACCTGAACAAGATTATCGAGACGATAACGACTGATGAAGTGATTGCGAAGAAGATTAGTGCTGGGTTGATTCAATCATTAGAAATCAACGCACGACAAATCACAGCGGGCTCACTTGACTTGAATCGAATCTCCATCACGAATGGCAGCAAGCCAATCATGGAAGTTCGAGATGGCAAAATCTACTTCGATGTATCAAGTGTCGAGGACTTCAAAAAGCCAATCAAGGAAGTCGAAGCAAAGCTCGAGATGAAGGCAGACAAGCTCATCACAGAAGACCAACTCAAGCACTTACAAGACCAACAATTGGTGATGATGCAAGAGATGAAAGCGAAAGCGACTCTTGAGACGGTCTTAGAGTGGAAGGCTAAATATGAAGCGTTCGTAAAATCGAACGAATCAGACAGAAAGCAAGCACAAGATGACCTTGTGTCGCTCTCTCAACGAATGATTGGGATTCAAAACGACTTAGGCTCTATGACAGCTATTTGGAACGCTATTGACCGCAATATGAAATTCGGGAATGAAGGGCTCTCGATTGGGAATCCTCAAGGGGATAGCTCGATTCTTGTGTCTGACAATCGAATCTCGATGATGTCTGGTGGTCGAGAAGTCATGAGCATTTCTCAAGGGGTTATCCACATTGACAATGGGGTGTTCACGAAATCGATTCAAATTGGATACTATGTAGAATCTCAATACAATGTGAATCCAAAATTCAACGTAATTCGTTACGTAGGACCGTAGGAAGGAGGTAAAAAATGGGAATTCAATACTTCGATGGGAACTGGCACACTTATATTCGATATGAAGTGAGCACACTCTCCCAAGACCGTGTGGCGAATACTACGACCGCACGAGTGAGTCTATACATCGGGAATGACCCCGGTGGATATGAAATCCAATTTGACCCAACCTACGGGGCATACATGGGAGTGCAACTTGCGGGGCAAAACAAGTACTTAAAGATTGAGCACCTCTTCATCAAAGGCTCAGAGCGTTCTCTTGGAAGTGTGGACTTTACATTCACACACGATGAAGATGGACAAGCGACACGCAAGATTCTCTTGTGGTCGGGCTCTACGAGTGGCATCAACTATGGTGGATGGTATTTGGGCTCAATCGACACGAGCTTCACACAAACGTTCGCTAAGATTCCAAGAATGTCGAAGGTAGCATCCGTATCTGGAACGAGAGAACTCGGACAAGAGCTCACAGTCACTCTCGACAGAAAGGTCGAATCATTCACGCATCAAGTCTGGTATAAGGTTTGGGGCTCTGATTGGTACGATTTAGGAACAGGACTTGGAACGACAGTCAAATTCACTCCTTCACCCGAGAACGCAAGAAAGAACGTGAACGTGTCATCGAGCACATTTGACATTTGTGTTCGAACATTTGATGGCGATAAACAAATCGGTATTGATGAGTATAGTGTTGGATGGCATATCGGTCTCCCTAGTGGAACACAACCAACACTTGAGAACATTGAGCTTGTGGATAAGGCAAAAGCGACCAAAGACATTGTGGGCAAGAATACATTCGTCCAAACGTTCTCCGAGATGGTCGGAACGTTCAAAGGGATGGAGGGCACTTACGGATCCACAATCAAGACATTCCATGCTGAGGTCGTAGGTCAAAAGATGGCAATCACCTCAAATGGTGGCACATTCCAATTTTTCAAGAACTATGGCGATTACAATGTCGAAGCGTATGTCATCGATAGTCGTGGGCTCAAGTCCAATGTTGTGACAGTACCAATCAAGGTGCTTCAATACTTCGCTCCAATGCTTTCATTTGAAGCTGTGCGAGGTGGTGGAGACCAACAAACGATTGTCGTTCGAAGAACAGCTAAAATCGCACCACTCATGGTCGATGGGGTTCAAAAGAATCCAATGCGTTTGAAATTCAAAGTCAAACCAGCTTATGACGGATTCTTCACGGATAACGCAGGTGGTGGAGTTGATTCGAAAGTCATCAACTCACTCACGAATTCAAATTCGGACTTGTTTGGGACATTCGCTGCTGATAAGGCTTGGATTGTAGAAGGAACAATCTCAGATGCTTATGCAAGCTTCACATTCACCGCTCCAATCGTGGGTCCCGAAGAGGTAGTTCAATGTAGGACTCCAAAGGGGACAGGTTTTGGAAAAGTATGGGAACGAGGCTCAATCGATGCGAAGGGTGACATCTACTCACACAATGAGCTCGTGCAAGTCGGGAGATTGACTCAAATCGATGGTAAATCGATAAAGATGACAGGATCCGCAAATGACTTGATGAAGACTGGGATGTTCTACTCTCACGGGATGAGCGACCTCCCTCCGAATTTGACGGGCTCTCAATTATATGGATACATCCAAGTGAATACACATCCAAGTGATGAGAATTATGTAATGCAAACTTATACACCGTATGATGGAAATGTCATTTATATGAGACGAAAAACACCCGTCACAGGATGGCATCCATGGGTTCAGTTCACTCCGAGCAATGTACCACTCTTTGGTGAATGGCATGATGCTCCTCTTACGAATGGATGGAGACATTATGGTGGCAACGATACGAATGTGCAATACCGTAGAGATTCAGAAGGAAGAATCTATTTGAGGGGTAGTTGTCAAGGTGGAACATATATCAATCGTGGCGGAACGATATTCACGCTTCCTAAAGAATATAACCCGAAAAAGAAAGTCTATATTCGAGCAATTACGGGAGACTATCAAGATTGTTATTTGATTCTATCTCCTGAAGGGGAGCTGTACTGTGCTAAAGATAACCAAGTACAAAGAGATTGGTTATGTTTAGACGGAATTATAATCTAAGGGGGCAAAAATATGAATTTAGAACAAGCAAAAGCACGAAAGACTCAACTTGAGAGAGAGGTTGAAGTTGCAAAAGAAGAAATCTATACATTCTCAATCGACAAGTCGAAACTTGAGCAGCAAGCTCAAAATCTACAAGACAAAATCGAATTTAAGAGTCGAGACCTCAACACCAAACAACAAGAAATCAACACTCTGGCAACAGCAATCGAGGTCATGGAACGATGAATCCATTTTTCTCCGATGCGGTCGTAATCGCTGCGATAGGCGGTGTTGTGAGCTTGATTACGACTAGAATTTCAACCCAATCAAAGAAACACACAAATGAAATTTTGAATCGATTGGACGGAATGGCGGAACAAATCCAAGATGTGAGAATGGATGTTCAAAAAGTCGAGAGTATTGGAAACGACAATCGAGAAGGCATTCGAACCACAGCGAGATTCAGACTATACGACACAATGTCAAGAGCCATCGAACGTGGATGGACAACAGTCGATGAAGCTCGTGAGATTGGCAAGCTATACAAAGCATACGTGAATCTTGGAGGGAATGGAGAAATCCATGACTTACATGAAATCTTCTTGAGATTGCCAATCAAATCAAAAACAGAAATCAATATACAAATAAGAGAGGATGTTTAAAATGGAACAATTACAAGCAACAATCATCAATGGAATCGTGAGCATTTTAGTCGTGTTAATAGGACTAGCATTCACAGGATTGAAAGGATTCATTCAAACTAAGGCGACAGAATTGAAAGCCAAAACAGATGCTAAGAACTACGAGCTTGCAAAATCAATCACTCAAACAGTCGTAAATGCTGTGGAACAAATCTTCCGAGATGTTCAAAACGCAAGTCAAGACAAGTTCCAAGTGGCTTTCGATAATGTGACGAAAGAACTTGAAAAAGCTGGAATCAATTTGGATGATGAATCCAAGAAAGTATTGATTGAATCTGTCGTGAATGGATTTAATGAATTGAAAAATATTGAAGGCTAAGAATACGGATCCACAGAGGGCTCATTGCGAGTCCTCTTTTTATTTGAAGGAAGGAGGAACGTATGGAAAAAGTAATCGAGAAATATTTGAGTATTACATCAGCCAATCGAGTCGTTGAGAATTTATATCATGAAATTTATAGCAAAGACAAAGGCACAGCAACATTCAAGTTCACAATTGATGAGTTGAAAGCCTCTAAGGTTCTTTGTCTCTTTTATTTCAAGTACACAAAACGATACAAAACAATCGAGGCTACAATCGAGGGCAACAATATCACAATTCCATTCGATAGTTCACTAATCACTACGGATGAGCCTGTTGTTGGATATATCTATTTTGAAAAAGTAGAGAAATCAACGGATGTTTACTCATTCTTATTCAATGTACGTGTTAGTGAAATTGATAGGGCTCAAGAAACACCACTCATCGAACGAGTGACGGGGCGTGTGGTTGATGTTGATAACATCGTAACCAAACAAGAGTTGGACGAACTTTTCAACAAAATCAAAGCACAAGGTGGAACGTATGACGATAGTGGATTTCGTGTCGAGATTTCGCAAATTAATGGCAAAATTGAGGCTTTAGAGCAAAAGACGGATAAAGACACCATCTATGACGATGAGCCCTTAAAACGCCGAATATCAGCTTTAGAGAGCAAGTCCGAAATCGACACGAGCAACTTCGCAACCAAGCAGGAACTACAAAATATTACCTTAACACCCGGACCGAAAGGCGACAAGGGTGAAGCTGGGGAGCGTGGGCCGATAGGACCGCAAGGTTTGACGGGACCAAGAGGGGCGGACGGTCAGCAAGGCTTACAAGGCATCCAAGGAGAGCGAGGTCAAGACGGGCAACCCGGACCAAAAGGTGAACGAGGAGAACAAGGACAAAAAGGGGATACAGGCGAACGAGGTCCGCAAGGTATTCAAGGCACACCGGGTCCAAAAGGCGAGAACGGTCGAGATGGCGTGGGTATTCCACAAAAATTGAGCATCGCTGGGAACGTTGTGACTCTTTCTGATGGTGGTGGAAGCATCACACTCCCAACTGCCGCAGCAACGTCAAGTGGCAATTCGGGGCAAGTTAGTCAGTACGAAATCCATGGCACTGGAATGCCTAATGGAAAGGTAACCGCTCCTATTGGGACGACATACGTTGACACAGCAGTCACAAACGGTGCTCTTAAATGGATTAAGAGACGAGGAAACGACAATCAAGGATGGGAAGTTCTGACAGGTGACACGGGTTGGCGTACACTTCCAATCGTTTCAAAGTTGGGCGGTTCATTCTTAAAAATTCGCAGAAAAAACGACACGATTATATACCAATTTGGCGGTTTAAGTTGGGGTTGGTTCGGTGTTATTCGCAGAGGCGGCGCAGGCTATCAAGTTCAAGGGTCAGACCGTGAACGAAATTGTTACATTTTAGGTTTAAATGGCGTTCCTCAAGGATTTCGCTCTGAGGCTTCCCTCATTGGAGGAATATATAACGACAAGGGAATACCATATGGCACGTGGTATTTGGGAGGGGCTGGAGACAGTAACATGTTACGCTTCCAATTTATCGACCCCGTTCCAACAGACCGAGACATCGGAGACATCCGAGTGAGCTTGATTACGTATTTAACAAGCGAGCCTTGGCCGGTAACATTACCATAATTTAAGGAGGAATATATAAATGGCAACAGTTAGAGAAGTACTTGATTTTATTGTGTATTTAGCAAAAATTGGAAGTGGTGTTGATAACGACCAAATGTATGGATTCCAATGTGCGGACATCCCTGCTTATATCTCATACCACTACTTTGGGAAGTGGCTATGGGGCAATGCCATTGACTTGCTCGATTCGGCAAAAGCACAAGGATTTGATGTAATTTATGAAGGTGATGGCGTAATCGCTAAGGCCGGAGACATCTTTGTGATGTCCGTTCCTGGTAGCCCATACGGTCACACAGGAATCGTCATTGAAGATTCTGATGGTTATACTCTCAAGACCATCGAACAAAATATCGATGGAAACTGGGACTTCCTTGAGGTTGGTGGTCCCGCTCGATTCAACACTCGCTCATACGCTGGGATGGTTGGATATATTCGATTCCCTTATGGATCCGATACGAGCACACCTGTCCAACGAGAAGGATGGATTCAAGATTCTGTTGGTTGGTACTTCAAGAATCAAGATGGAACGTATCCATTCAATGCTTGGAAGAATATTGATGGGAACTGGTTTAGATTCAATTCTGATGGCTACGCTCTTGAGAATACTTGGTTCAAGGACGATGAAGGCTTCTGGTATTGGTTAAAGCCGGGAGGTTACATGGCTATCGGATGGCATAAGATTGGGGGCAAGTGGTACTTCTTCAACGATGTCGGAGAGATGAAGACTGGTTGGATTCGCTACTTCGACAAGTGGTACTATTGCAACGAATCAAATGGCGATATGATTTCAAAAGAAGTTCGCAAGATTGGTGATGCGTACTACTATTTCAACGAGAATGGAGAGATGCTCGAAAAAGCATCCGTTCGTGTTGACGAAAGTGGAGCGATTCACTTCGAAGAATAAACAATGAGCCTACCTTTCGGGGTGGGCTTTTTTTATTTTGGGGGCAAAATGGGGGCAAAAAAATCGCTTGGGTCATCATTAGTTGCTCTTCATTCGACTTGTGAAGCCTTCAAAAATGCTATAATAACAACAAAAACACACTTCTTGGATTTTCTTGAATATCCTATACACCATCCGTAACTTACGTGGTAAAGCAGCACGTATCCAAGAACGTCGTCGTTAATAGAAACACCAAAAGAGATTGGCTTCGGCCAGTCTCTTTTTTTACGTGAAAATAATTTAGAATAATTCTAAGATATTACTTGACATATGAATATCTGTTCATGTATGATGTGTTTAACAAGAAATAGTGAGGGGAGATATCATGGATTTCAAAGAACTAACACATAACCTAAAACATAAATTTGAACACCTATTGAATAAAGAAGAAACTCATGAAGGAGAAACATGCCAAGATCATTACTTACATGATGAAGAGCACCATCATGAACATGGGCATCATCACGGTCACGACCACGATGATAGTAAAGCAGTTATCTTTTATATTGCAGGGCTAGTGCTTTATATTATCGGGATGGTTCTTCATTTTATGGGGAACGGGATTGCGAATATTTTATTCATTCTAACGCTATTCTTATCTGGTTACCATGTAACAATGGAAGGTATTGTAGATACGATTGAACGTAGCAAAAAGAAAGGGAAGATCCAACCGAATGTACATATCTTAATGACACTTGCAGCAGTTGGCGCAGTGTTAATTGGGAACGCTGAAGAAGGGGCTCTACTGATTTTGATTTTCGCGGGAGCTCACTTCCTTGAAGAATATGTTGAAGAGAAGAGTCGTAAGTCGCTAACAGCGTTATTACAAATGAATCCAACACAAGCGCGTCTCATCCAAGAAAACGGAGAAGTCGTTGTCGTTGAAGTGGCTAGCTTAAAAGTTGGAGATACTTTAGAAGTATTGAATGGCGATCAAGTGCCAATCGATGGAGTCATCACAAAAGGGTTAACTTCGATTGATGAAGCCACTATTACAGGTGAAAGCATGCCTCGTTCAAAAGGTGAAGGCGATTCAGTATTTGCAAGTACTGTAAATATTTCTAATCGTTTTGAAATGCAAGTAACTGCAGAAAGTACGGATACAGTCTTTGCGAAAATCATGAAGGTTGTTGAAAATGCGCAACATTCAATGAATAAACAAGCAACCTTTATTCAAAAGATTGAACCAATTTATGTCAACATCGTTT